CCTCCCGGCATCACTACTATCTGATCTTTATGTAAAGGAGTATGTATGTTAACCTTGGACTACAGCAAAGAGCGTCTCTCAGACGTTTCTCTTGGTGTTGGGTGTGATCGTGATCAGTTCACTACTGATCCCTTCACATACGGCTTCTTATGTAAGAATGCCGACCCTTTCGTTAGTATGATGGCGGACGAGAAGTTTTCACTTCCTTGTCCCTCCCATACTGTATGGAAAGTCTTTGGTTTGAGCGGTACCGATGTCGTGCAACGCCATGTCTTTTCGACTAAGCCTAGCACTTCTAAGTATCGCAATGCGGGTCGCTATGATTCTGACACGTACGGCTCCGTGTTTGGAGGAATCATTGGCGATTTAGGTGTCTCGTCTGGTGTAAGTAAATCTCCAGCTCTCATCCCTGGGAACTGGACTTTCACTAGACATGGTTGCATGATAGGCAGGGCGCGCCCTATATATGCCTCGTTCTTCGATAGTGAGGGTTCCATTAACTATGGATCCCTCGTTGTCGATCACGTTCCATATTCTACGGGCGGCCTGTCTTATTCTGCAGCGTATGACGGCGTCAAGCCGACACTGGTAAGATCACCAGGGTTTTGTCCCTATGATCTCAGTGCTGTGCTGCCTGTTTTACAGGCTGACGGCGTTACTTTCGTCTATATCAATGGTTTCGGACGCTATGATGGAACCCTTTCGGGTTTTACTTATAGCCACGATATCCATGGTTGGACGTTTGCCTACCATCTTAATTGGGTGTTTCAGGGTTCGACCAACGTTGACTTAGATGTCAACGTGTCTATACCCTATCCATCCGAATTTGATAGTAGGACCACACCTTCCTTGTTGTATTCGCTGTCGTTACTATCTGGCTCAGCCACTTATAGCTGGTCCAATGGTCACAATACTCCATCCCCCAATGGTTCTGACCCCTCTGGGTCTGTGACGTTGGGTCCGATGAATTTTGTGATTACGTCAGCGTCTACACGCAACATACCTGATGAGCAAGTAGCATTCCAGTCGATCGATCTCCTCGACCGATCTCACTGGCAACAACGGTTTAGTGCCGAAGTTGAACGATATCACCAAGATATCACAAATGCTGCTTTCTTGTCAACCTCCTCAGCGATGGCTGCTTTGACAGACGAGGTCTTTACCCCGCCAGCAAGGTCGCTCTCCGCTGCCTTCTCTATAGCTAAGCAGATTTCGCTTGCTTCTATAGTAGAGTTTCCGTCAAGCTTCCTTGAACTTCCTTTTAAGGATTTCAAGAGGCTTGTACAGTTGGCCCCCTTTAAATCTCCACTTTTGAGTGGGCGAGCTTTGCAGCTCGTGCATGATTTGCAGGTTTTTAGCGACCTTCTGAGTGATTACGATAAGATCTCTCATTATCGTGTCCACGGATCCTATAACTACGATTTTCCTACCGGCTCTTTTGGTAGGGAGACTAGTAGTCTTACATGTAAGACGGTTTTGGATGTGTCAGCAAGTACTCACTTGCTGGCGTCCGCTTTGCTGACCGCTGAGACTGCGAGCTTTTTAGCTTCTGCAGCCACACGACTAGCACAGATGCCCTTACTAACGTTAGTAAACGGCATGGTCGGTATGACCTCTGAACTATCTTCGATTTTTGAGATCCTTGCGGGTCTCACACTTCCAATAGTTTATTGTCATGCTTTTCATATCCGGTCACCCTTATCAGGTGATGAGCTAGAGCATTTAGGAATCTCTAGTTTGGACGGAAAGCCCATCGAGTTATCGTGGTTCTTTCGAGACATTAGTCTCTTAAGCCCCCTACCTCGTTCTGGACATTTCGACTTCGGACCCTCCACTAATCCACTTGGATCAGCGGTTTCCTTCGCAGTGCGATCTCTCGTGCTGCGTATCCTTGGGTAATTGCCCAATAGTCTCGCGAAAGGCGAAACAAATGTCTTTGTCATATGAAATTACACATGTGAGCAGTAACTCGACCGAATCAGTGACCACTTTGGTCGCCGAGAAGTCAACGATGGTGGAGAAATCCGAAACCGTTGACAAGTCTGGTCGTATTACTAAGACGTATGTCGTCGGCTCTGGTGATGTTAATCACCCTGCTAACGTTCGTTACGTCATTGATCCTCCTGCTGCTGGTATCGAAAGCCGCTATGGCTCCGTAACCTTCAACACTTGGGTCGCTCAGACTGACTCTGTCAGTGGCGAAATTACGTGGTGGCCTATTCAGGCTACTATGTCGTTCGTCATTCAAGATGGCAGTCCTGTGCAACTCGCGGATTTCAACAAGCTCGTGGCAGCCGTGTTTTCATACACGTATCTGTCCGTGACTGCTGGAACCCGCGACACTACGTGGCTGCAGACTCTCCTCTTCGGAAGTCCGTCGGTCAAGTAGGATCATGGAACAAGGTCTGGTAATTCAGACCTCGGACGGTCGTCGGGAATTCTTCATTTCTGACGACTTTTGTTCCGCATCTAGCATTTCTGAGAAGAATTACAACACTTCCAAGTGTTTCATTCTTTCTTGGATAGCGCTATTATCAGATAGTCCACTCAACTCGTGTGGTTCCACTAAGCCCGTAAGGCTTTATAGGGATTTTCTCTCCTATATCAGGTCTAATTCCCTGAAGTCTACCATTATCGAGTTCTCTAGTTTGGCCCATAAGTTCGCAGCAATGCATACGCTTACAGGCGCAGGCTCCTCAATAGGAGACTGGATAGACGAGTTCAAAGACACACCTGTGTTCTTTGAATATAATCGCTACTATCAAACTGGAGATGTCGAACTCTTCGACTTCATATACAACTTCCTTGTCTTCGGAAAGAAGATCGGGTATGTTGATGAGTCGCTTGAGGAAACCGCCTTTCGCGGTTGGATCGACATTGAGAAGAGACTAGCAGATCAAATCATCCCTGGAGACGATCTGGCTGCCCTAAAAGCAGTCCTTTCGGTTGCTCTTCCTACGTTCACCATGCAGCACTTTCGGCCTAAATTTGGGCCTGGTGCCGTTAGTGAGCGTGGGGTGCACGGGCGTATACAGAAGGTTGAGTCCTTTATGTACGACCGGATGATTGATCGTTTCATGTTTGGCGGCCATCTTGGTTATTATGGCGCTGGGCATGAATTAGGTTTATCTGGAGAAGCTTCCGTTCCCACGGAAACTTGGTCCAGAACTGATAAACGTGTGAGTTCACGTATTGCTAGACTTATGTTCGTCCCTAAGGATATTAAGACGTCTCGTTCCATTTGCATGGAGCCTAACGTTCTTCAATATTTCCAGCAGGGCGTCTTATCTAGCATGCTAGACCTTCTAGGTGAGAGTGGCTTCTCTAGTTTTATTAAACTAGAAGATCAGAGTAGGAATCGGTTTCTCGCCGAGGTTGGCAGTTTTTCTGCCAGCATCGATACGATTGACCTTTCATCCGCTTCTGATTGTCTCTCTTTAAATCTTGTCAAGGCTGTTTTTCCTAAGTCTTGGCAGATACCTATGTTGGTGACGAGATCCCATGGGTGCTTTACTCCTGACGGCTCAGTTCATGAGCTTAAGAAGTTTGCGCCTATGGGATCAGCACTTTGCTTCCCTACACAATGCATGGTTTTCTGTGCTGTTGTGGTATATGCAGGGTGCGCTTATGCGTATGTGAAGTCTCAACCTAAACAGTCTTTTAGTGAATGGTTAACCCCTTCACGTATTAGATCTGTCATCTCTTCCTTCGGGAAGAGTGATGGGTTTGATCGTAAGCCCGGTTTTACCTCACTCGCTGTTTATGGGGACGATATCTGTTTGGACTCTCGTCTAACAGGTTTCGTCATGCTCACACTGGATCGTCTAGGTTTTCTGGTTAACCGCCAGAAATCCTTCGTTGGCTCACAGCTTTTTCGTGAGTCATGTGGAGGTTACTACCTAAACGGTTTTGATGTCACACCACTTTTCTTTCGTGGTAGCTCTGCGCACAACCGTGCACAGGACTTGGCATCTAAAACAGCATTGTGCAATCAAGCGTGGGAGAAAGGATATAGGGGTCTTTACCGCTATACTCTCCGCTCTATCCTTTATGGAGATTACGCACACCGTTCCAATGGTGTTACGTCTATCTTCTTTAAGGATCAGTTTTCTGACAGTTTTGGCGTTATTGCCAAAAGCCCTCACAACAAGCACCTTCGTGCCCGTGAGAACAGCGACCTGCAGAGAACTGAGTACAATGCCATCTCCATTACTCATGAGTTCAACATCCCCGATAAAAGGGGCTCTGTTGACCGTTATGAGTATATGAGGTGGATGAGTAATCACTTGCACGATAACTCAACCGATTTTCCTAAACCGGTATCGCGCAGTGACACGGGTGGAGCCCGTATAGTTAGGAGATGGATACCTAACTATTAATCACCTGCATGGAGGGAATTCTGGGAGAATGACTCTTGTCATCTTCTAGATGACAAACTTTATTCTCGCAGGAGCGAC